TGGTGGAATCCACTATCACTGTTCAAGGAACAGGGGCTTTGACTAGCGCGGCTGTATAATTAAGGAAGATTAATATGAGTATTGCCAAGCGTATCGCAGAGCGGACATCGAATAAGCGTCACATAGACGTTGCAGAATGGGGAGATGAGGGCAAGCCAGAGAAGGTCTATTACGGCCCTCTGCTTGCTGGTGAATTAAATCGCATTCAGCGTAAGCATCCTAATTTCCTAAATTCTACATCATTTGATGCAATGGTTGATCTTATCATTCTCAAGGCTGAGAACGGTCAAGGTGAAAAGCTATTTACGCTTGAGGACAAAGCTGTTCTAATGCGTGAAGAGGTATCTGTGATCTCGAATGTTGCTGCCGCATTTATGAGCGGAGACAGTGTCGAGGAGCAGGAAAAAAACTAAGAGGCGATCCGTTTAGGTATAATCTACTCACCTTGGCGGATCGGCTTGGCAAAACCATTGCAGAGATTGAACTTATTTCAATTGAAGAGTATAACGAATGGGTCGCTTATTTTAACCTGAGCGAAGAAAGGCAAAAGCGTGGCCCAAGACCAAAGAGTTGAGTTTCTGTTTGCTGCTCAAGTCTCTGGACAGGAGCAGCTTCAGAAATTAATATCTTCCGTTGATTCGCTGCGCAAAGAAACTGAGCAGTTGAAATCTGCTAATGCTGGTCTTGCCTCGTCCACTAATGCTGTCATTAGTAATGGCGTTCGATATAATAGTGCGCTTGATGCGCAATCTAAGGCACTTCGTAATACTCGCCAAGGTACTCAGCAGCTTGGTATGCAGTTTAACGATCTGGCGACATCTATATCTACTGGCGCAAGTCCAGTTCAGGCGTTTAACCAGCAAATAGGTCAAATTGGTATAGCCCTTTCTATGATGGAGGGTAAGCTTGGTGGTCTTGGTCGCTTCTTGGCTGGACCTTGGAGCATTCTTATCATTGGCGCTGCGATGATTCTTGGGCCACTCATAGAGAGCCTACTTGATACAGGGGCCGCTGCCGAAGAAGCCAAGAAAAAAGCAGATACTTTAAGTAAGGCAGAAAGTGCCTTTCGCGACAGCACATTAAAATTAATGGAATCCCGCTTGGCCCTACAAGGACCAATTGAGAAAAATGTTGAGGGCTACCGTAAACTTTATATTGCATCAGTTAACGCCGCCAATGCTGATTTAGCATCAGCTAGAGCGGCTGTTACAGCAGCGCAGCAAAGAATTAGGGCTGCTGAAATAGAAGCTAGCACCATAGCAAAACTAAAGTCTGGCTCTAGAGAGGGTAAGACCGGAATTGCCAAATCAGGCTTGTCAGCGGTTATTGGCTCTGCCGTAGGCTTTGGCCTTGATCTCTTTGGCTATGGCAAAGGTGGACAAGCCGCAAAAGAAGAAAAAATGGTTGCCGATACGGCTGCTAATATAGCCGAATCTGCTGTAAACGCGGCTCAAAAGATACTGAATGACTTTGAGACAGATGCTGCACGGGGCTTTAAAAAACCGCTTACCGAAGCGCAGCAAAGGTCTGCTGCAAGAAGGGCCGCTGCTGAAGCCAAGAGAATTGCAAAAGAAGCAGAGGCTGAACGTCAAAAAGAATTGAAGTCCATAGAAGATTTTATGGGCAAAATTGGTAAGGTTGGCATAAAAGAGCTTCCTGCCTTTCAGAGACAAATTGCTGACTTAGAAAAAGACTTTATGGAACTGTCTAAAGCTGGACAGGCGGCGACTATTGCGCCGTTCAAGGCCGCTGTCGAATCTATTGAGATGGCGCATTATAATGATGTGCTTAAAGAAAGTCTTAAAGACGCTGACCGCATGCTCAAAGATGCTTTGCCTGATATTATGGGAGAACTTCCAGTAAGCAAAGAAATGGATGACATAATAGCTCGTGCGGATGAAATGAAAAAGTCTTTTGATTCGATAGGAAATTCCGTAGCAAATTCATTTAAAGGTATGCTTACTGGGGCAATGTCATTTAAAACTGCAATGAAGGGTATTATTAGCGCAGTCATTGACGAACTGTTTCGGTTATTTATTGTGCAGCAGATTGTAGGTATTGTAAGTGGCGCTTTAGGTGGCGCAGCGGGTGGCCCAACTGGTGGCTTTGGCTCAAGCGTAAATCTTGCTGGAGTAAGGGCTTATGGCGGATCAGTTGCTGGCAATCAACCTTACATGGTTGGTGAACGCGGCCCAGAACTATTTGTTCCAGGCGGAAACGGCACAATTATCCCTAACGGCAACATGCGTGGCGGTAGCGGTGGCGGAAGCCCTATTAGCATCAGCGTAGACGCCCGTGGCTCAAACGATCCAGCCGCTGTCCGCGCTCAGGTAATGCAGGGCATCCTTGAAGCTGCTCCGGCTATTATCGCAGCGGCAGAGTCACGGACAATTGCGGGTCTTCGTAGGCCGCGCCTCGGTGGAGCAATGCAGTAATGGCGACAATCACATATCCTTCAACACCAAAGCCAAGCGGGATGTCTTGGAAGTTGGTTATGCCAGCGCAGACCAATGTTTCAGAGTGGACAGGCCGTAGGCAGACCATTGCATCTGGGCGTGGATGGTGGGAATGCCAAATCGCTTTGCCTCCTATTGTAGGCACAACAAACGTCAATGCGTGGCGCTCGTTCATAGCCAAGAGCCGTGGCCGTGCTAACGACTTTCAAATACCAGTTGATCCAATTGCGCAATCCGCATCTACAGCCACTCCGTTAGTTAATGGGGCGGGGCAAACTGGCCGCACATTAGCTACTGACGGCTGGCCTGTATCAACAACAGTGCTTGTCGCTGGTCAGTTTGTCACGATCAACAACCAGCTTTTGCAATTGACTGAGAATGTAACGTCAAACGGATCGGGCGTTGCCACCCTGACTTTTGAGCCACCAATCCGTACACCGTCCTCTGACAACGCAGCGATTGAGTACAAGAACCCATATTGCCTAATGTACTTTGTAGAGGAGCCAACGCTTTCAGTTGAGAACGGTTATGTGTATAGCCTCTCACTGAGCCTACGGGAGTCCTTCTAATGGTTGATGCAACCACACAGGCTGCACTTGAAGCCACAGTCGTTAATTGGCGGGTGCTAATTTACGCTGACTTTGTTGGCGATGTGCTGCGCGGCACAAGCGGTCTTTATGATAAGACAATCTCTGGATCAGGCGATTCTGAATTGGATGGAACTTACGAAAGTTTCAATCACGATTTAATCAATGTATCTCCTGTTAAACATAATGAAACAGGCTCTGATACCGTGGCAATATCAATGAGCGGACTTGTGGTAAACAATGCTGACTTTTTGGCTATTATTGGCGACAAGTCAAAGTGGCAGGGGCGCATTGCAAGACTTTGGTTCTATTGTGTTGATCAGAATGAAAGCCAAGTTGGTTCTGTTATACCTTATTATACTGGCTACATGAATGAGGTAAGCATTTCTGGGAGCGCGGATAGCCAAACAGTAACGCTGACAATAGAAAACTACTTAGCCAGTATAGCTGGCGCACAAAACAAAACTTATCTTATTCAGAACATCTTTGACGCTGGCGACCTAAGTGGTGAGGCATCTATATCTGCTGCAAACGGCATGGCTGAGGCTGGTAGCTACACCTATGGTGGGGGTGGCGGCTTTGGCTTTAATATTAATATGGAAAATTATCGATGAGAATATCAACTTGGGAAGAAGCCCTATCCAACTACATTGCTACCAAACGCCATGAGCCGTTTGATTATGGTGTGAACGACTGCTGCCTGTTCGCCGCGGGCGCGGTTGAGGCGATTACTGGCGAAGACCCTATGTCTGAGTTTCGTGGTCAATATGACAGCCTTAAAACTAGTCTTAAAGCCATTAAGGATATTGGCGCAGGAAGCCTTGAGGCCACTATGGACAGCAAGTTTTCAGAGGTGGCAATAAGTCATGCCCAGCGTGGAGACTTAGCTTTCTTTGATGACAGCATTGGTGTAGTAATGGGCGGCTTCGCTTATTTCGTTTCAGACGATGGGCTAGAGCGGATACCACGCGATATGTGGGATAAATGCTGGAGTGTAGGCCGTGGGTAAAGTTCTTAAAGGCGTTGCCATTGCCGCCGCTTTTGTCGCTCTGGCATATGCTACAGGGGGACTTTCCGTTGTTGCGGCTGGTACTGCTGGAGCGGCCACCGTAGCTGGTGTTACTTTTACTACTACCTTCTTAGGAAGTATGCTTGTTTCAATGGCGGCTGCGTCAATTTTAACTGGCATATCGCAGCAATTTCTTGGCGCGAAGATGCCAAAGACACAGCTATCTCGCCTAAATGTCAGCCTTGATCCGTCCACGCCGCGCAAGGTTGTGTTTGGCACTACGGCAATGCCGCTAGACCTCCGCTACCATGAATCCAGCGGAACAGATCAAGAATATATTGATTATATTATTGCTGTTGCGGCTCATAAAGTTGCGTCTATCACCGAAATTTGGTTTGAGGAAAAACAAGCGTGGACACTTGCTGGTGGTGTAACGGCGACCTATTCTGGATATTTAACGGTAGCAGTTGTCACTGAGGGGACTGCCGCCAACTATATTTCTATTAACGGTGGAACAAAGTGGGGATCAAGCCGTCGCCTTACTGGCTGCGCTTATCTGCATCTTCGCATCAAGCGCACGGGCAATGTCAAAAAAGCGGAAAGCCCTCTGGCAAGTGGCTTGCCAAGTCGCGTAACTGTTATTGGCGATGGCGCTCTTCTTTACGATCCGCGCAAGGATAGCACTGTGCCGGGTGGCTCTGGTTCACATCGTGCAAACAACCAAGCGACTTGGGGCGCTTACACCAATGCGGATGACACTGATAACCCTGCTCTACATTTGCTTTGGTGGATGTTAGGCTGGGAAATAAATGGTAAGTTATCTGTCGGATGTGGGATACCATATAATCGCATTGATATGGCATCTTTTATCACTGCCGCAAATATCTGCGATGAAAACATAACACTTTCGATAGGCGGAACGCAAAAGCGTTATCGCGCTAGTGGCACAGCATCAGACGGCGATGATAGATCAGACATAATAAACAACTTGCTTATCTCAATGAATGCTACGCTCCGTGATAATGGGGGTAAGTTGACAGTAACGGCAATGAAGAATGATCTTGCTGACTATGTTCTGACTTTTAATGAAAACGACATGTATGGAGAATTTGATTGGCAGCAAACCCGCGGTTTGACTGAGCACTATAATGTTATTCGTGGGCGCTATGTTGACCCGTCGGCAAATAGCCTTTACCAAATGGTGGATTACCCAGAAATAGGATTTGCCGCTTCAGACGGTGTTGAGCGCGTCTTAAGCGTTGATCTTTCTTATATTGAGGATGGTCGCCGCGCACAGCGTCTAGCAAAGCAGATATTGCAGCGCAACCAGTATCGCGGAATGTTTTCGACAACCTTTAACGCCAAAGCACTGGGCTGTCAGGTTGGCGATGTTGTGCGTATTAACCTTGAGTCTTTAGGCTGGTCGAACAAACTATTCCGCGTTGTTAGCCAAGAGATTCGCTTTGACGGTCAAGTGCCAATGGCATTGATCGAAGAAAACGCTGCCATCTACGCATGGGATGCGGATGATCTAGCGCCCGTGACGCCGACTGCGCCAACAATCTATGATCCGCTAAACAATCCGCTTATCCTAGGCATTAATGAAGCTACCGTTGTTTCTGGCTATCTAACCAATGAGGCCATCACCCTTGCGGCAGATGCAAGCGGAAACGTCATTAGCTTTGCCACGGCTACAGGCACTTTCAAAATGTTTGAGGGAACTGTCGATGTAACAACTACATCCACGTTTGCTTTAACTGCGTCATCAGGGATCACTGCCACTATAAATGCCACGACAGGGGTATACTCTGTTACTGCTATGAGCGCATCAACTGGCTCTGCAACCTTTACTGGAACGTACAATGGTACGACCATTACCAAATCTTTAAGCGTTGCAAAATCACAAGAGGGCGCTGCTGGCTCTGGCGCTGCCTCAATCAGCGGCTATCTTACCAAAGAAGTTGTGCAGTTATTTGCGTATGCCAATGGTGGTATTGTTTCGTACACGCCAGCGTCCGGCAGCTTTAAGGTGTTCAGCGGCAATACGGATGTAAGCACATCGTTCGCGCTTTCAACTTTGAGCAACCCAGAATCTTTGACCGTTTCTTATGCTGGGCAGACCTACTCGGTCACGGCTGGCTTTGATAATAACGAAGATACTGCAAGCGTAACTATCCGCGCTACCGGATCAGGAGCCTATGCTGGGGTAACGGTTGACAAGGTCTTTTCGCTGTCGAAAGCAAAGGGCGGTTATGAGATTGTAGCTACATTGCCTAGCACCGATCTGTTTGAAGGCCGCGTTGTATTCCTGACAACGGATGACAAGCTATATCGCTACACTGGATCAGCATGGACAGCGGCAGTTCCTGCGGTTGATATTACGGGGACTCTAGCTGACGCACAGATTGCAGCAATTGCGGCTGCTAAGGTAACTGGTCAGATCACTGGAACCCAGATTACCGATAGTGCGATCTCATCGCCTAAAATAGCCGCTGGCGCTGTAATCGCTGGCAAGCTGGCCGCTAGTTCAGTACAGGCTGGGAACATAGCTGCATCTGCTGTAACTGCGGGAACAATCGCTGCAAACGCTATAACAGCAACAGAGATAGCTACTAATGCGATTACGGCTGATAAAATCTTGGCTGGTGCAATTACAGCAGCAAAAGTCAGTACAAACGAAATTGTTGCGCTGTCTGCTAACATCAAGGACGGCGTGATTCAGACCGCCAAGATTGGTGACCTTCAAGTCAGCACGTTAAAGATTGCTAACTTTGCGGTCAACTCGGTATCTTCGGTGCAGACAAGTGGCTCTATTATTGTACCAGCGTTTACCACTTCGGGGACAATTCTGTCGCTTACGTTTACTAAAGTCGGCGGCACTGAATCAAATATTCTTATTCAAGTCACATCAACCCCGAATAGCAGCAGCTTTATTGCGTATGCACTTCTGAACAGAACTGGGCAGGGGCTCCTTACAAGTGTGGTTGGCTCTGCTGGGAATGGCCCTTTTACAGCCGCAATTCCTTTAATTGTTGATCATGTGGACGCAGGGCTTTTCCCAGGGACTTACACTTACACTGTGAACTTTGATAACCAGTATTCGTCAGCCGCATTAAACCTTACAACGTATGCGCCTGTCACACTAACTGTTCAAGAGGTGAAGAAGTGATAAAGTTTTACATATATGACAGCCAGAACGGCAAGATAATGCGTTCATTCTTTAGCACAGATGTTGAAGCGATTGCTTTAAATCTTGAAGATGGTGAACAAGCCATTGAGGTCGATACCACTATCAAGAACCCTTATGTTTTGGATGGCGCTTTGGCTGAACGGCCAGAGAACCCTGCAACGCTTAACGGTACTGTTATTGAAAACATTCCAGTTGGTACTGTATTGCTGTTTGATCAGCAATACGCCATAATCGATGATGGCACGGCAGAATTAGAGTTTCCGTTCCCTGGCACATATGCTGTCACAGTTTATTGCTTTCCATATCTAAACAAGACGTTCGAGGTAGAATATGCGCCTTAAATTTACCGACGATTACGCCAAGCGCCGCGCAGATGCCTATCCGCCTATTGGCGATCAGTTGGATGCGCTGTGGAAAGGCGGGGCGGAGATGGAAGCGATGCTAAAAAAGATTGCAGCCGTAAAGGCACGTTTCCCTAAATCATGAATACTCAGTTGGCAGCTAAGTCATAAAGTGCTAAAGATACGGCACGAAGGGAATACCAATGGCATTTATCTACGACCTGACTGATACTTGGAACAATGCTGGTACTTCGTTCAACGGCATCAAGTTGAATGTCACCGATACTGCAAGTGCGGCTGGTTCAAAGCTGGTTGATGTACAGATCGGTGGTGTGTCCAAATTTACCGTTGGTAAAACGGGAACTGTCACTGCCACTGGTATTATTCAAAGCACAACTGGTGGCTTTAGGTTCCCAGACGGTACAACTCAAACTACTGCAAGTCTTGGTGGCGCAGGAACAGTTACATCTGTAACTGGCACTGGAACAGTTAGCGGCCTGACACTAACGGGTAGCATTACTACATCTGGCTCACTGACACTCGGTGGAACCTTGGCGCTGACATCTGGGAACGTTACAACGGCTCTTGGATTTACGCCATACAACGCAACAAACCCTGCTGGCTATATTACAGCATCTTCGCTTTCGCCCTATCTAACCAGCGCGACAGCCGCGACAACATATCAACCACTTGATGGCGACCTTACGGCAATAGCTGCTTTGGCGGGAACGGTTGGCCTAATCCGCAAGACTGCTGCCGACACATATTCACTGGATACTGCCACTTATCTTACTGGTATCACCAGTGGTCAAGTCACGACTGCGCTGGGTTATACGCCATATAACGCCACAAATCCTGCTGGTTATACCGCCAACACTGGAACAGTCACAAGCGTTGGTCTAATTGCTGGAACAGGCGTTAGCGTTTCTGGTGGCCCTATCACTTCAAGCGGATCGATCACGGTCACTAACACTGCGCCCGATCAAGTGGTGTCCCTGACGGCTGGAACAAACGTCACTGTAACGGGGACTTATCCCAACTTTACTATTGCGGCCACTGGCGGCGGCGGCGGTTCTGGCACAGTAACATCAGTAGCTGCGTCTGGCGGCACAACTGGCCTTACGTTTACTGGTTCGCCAATAACGACAAGCGGCACTCTGACCCTTGGCGGCACACTTGCTTTAGCTAATGGCGGTACAGGCGCTACAGACGCACCTACTGCGCGAACCAACCTTGGCTTGGGTACTGCGGCCACTACAGATGCTTCTGCATATGCTACAGCGGCCCAGGGGGCTAAGGCGGACACGGCTGTTCAAACCATTGCCTCAGCAGATGGCTCCGTAACAATTACAGGCACGACAGCTATTGATCTGTCTGTTCCAGTGACTGCTGCAACCAACTCTGTCCTACTTCCCGTCCGCAATACCACTGGCGCAACTCTTACTAAGGGTACTGCCGTCTATATTAGCGGCGCTACTGGTCAGCTTTCAACTGTCAGCAAGGCAATCGCAACCAGTGACCCAACGTCAGCACAAACATTGGGATTGGTCACAGCCAACATTTCCAACAATGCTAACGGCAATGTAACGCTTATTGGAACAATCTCCAACATCAATACATCTGCTTACACGGATGGGGAGCAATTATACCTTAGCCCAACAACGGCTGGGACATTAACCGCAACCAAGCCATACGCACCACAGCATTTGGTCTACATGGCTGTCGTGGAACACGCTCACCCTACGCAGGGCAAGCTATTCGTCAAAGTCCAAAACGGCTATGAGATGGACGAGTTGCACAATGTGTCGGCTCAGTCACCAGCTAACAATGACGGCTTGTTCTACAACACATCGACAAGCCTGTGGGAAAAGAAGTCGATTGTTACGGCACTGGGCTACACACCGTACAATGCTACGAATCCAAGCGGATACCTTTCCACTGTCAGCTTGACATCAAACGTCACTGGCACTCTGCCAATCGCTAATGGCGGTACAGGGGCCACGACTGATTCCGGTGCGCGTACAGCCCTTGGCTTAGGGACTGCTGCGGTTCTAAACTCTGGTGTTGCTAACGGCGTTGCTACTCTTGACGGCAGTGGCACAGTGCCAACATCTCAGTTGCCTGGGGCAGTTCTTGGTGGCGTAAACTATCAAGGAACGTGGAACGCATCCACCAATACGCCAGCCTTAGCATCTAGCACTGGCTCAAAAGGCTATTACTATGTTGTAAGCACTGCTGGATCAACGAATTTAAACGGAATAACCGATTGGAAGATTGGCGATTGGGCCGTGTACGACGGTTCGACATGGCAGAAGGTTGACAACACCGATTCTGTGTCTTCGGTCAATGGCTTCACTGGCGCAGTTGTTCTAACAACGAGCGATGTAGCCCAAGGTACTAACCTGTATTTCACGCAAGCTGCTGCCCGTGGTTCTGTTTCTGCGGGAACGGGCATAAGCTACAATAATACCAGTGGCGTAATTACGAACTCTGCTCCAGATCAGACTGTTGCTTTGACGGGTGCTGGTACGACCACCATAACCGGAACATATCCCAACTTTACGATTACATCGAACGACAGCACGGTTGGAACGGTAACGTCTGTTGGCGGCACAGGCACAGTTAGCGGCCTTACGCTTTCTGGTAGTGTTACAACGTCTGGCTCACTCACGCTTGGCGGCACACTGGCGCTTACTTCCGGAGATGTAACTACGGCGCTGGGGTATACCCCATCAAACGATTCAAACCAGGACTGGGGTTTAATTACCGGAAGTCCAGACAGCTATGACGATTTCGGAGGACTCTTCTAATGCCTAAACAGGTTCAACTTCGTCGCGGTACTACTACCGATCACACGACCTTCACGGGTGTTGTGGGTGAGGTCACTATCGATACAACCAAGGACACCGCCGTTGTTCATGACGGTTCTCAGGTGGGTGGGTATCCATTGGCCCGTGAATCTGCGCTTGCCAACTATCAGCCGCTTGACGGTGACCTGACGGCCATTGCTGCCCTAGCTGGAACTACGGGTATTGTTCGCAAGACTGCTGCTAACACTTACTCGCTAGATACCGCTACTTACCTTACTGACATCACATCTGGTCAAGTTACGACAGCCCTTGGCTTTACGCCTTATAACGCGACAAATCCAAGCAACTACCTATCTACTGTCAGCCTGACATCTAACGTCACAGGTACACTGCCCATTACTAACGGTGGGACAAATGCAACAACTGCTGCTGATGCATTGACTGCCCTTGGCGCTTATCCTGCTGCAAATCCTAATAGCTATACATCAAACACAGGCACAGTAACTAGCGTCAACTTGACGGCTGGAACTGGCGTTAGTGTTTCTGGCGGACCAGTTACATCATCCGGCGCTATTACAGTTACTAATACTGCCCCAGATCAAGTCGTGTCACTTACTGGCGCTGGCACAACGACCATAACTGGTACATATCCTAGCTTTACTATAACCTCTGCTGATAGCACAGTCGGCACAGTGACATCTGTTGGCGGCACTGGGACCATCAATGGCATTACGCTTACTGGCACGGTAACTGCTTCAGGATCACTTACGCTGGGCGGAACACTGTCAGGCGTTGACCTAACCTCACAGGTCACTGGCACACTGCCTGTCGCTAACGGCGGTACGGGTGCAGCAACGCTAACTGGCTACGTTAAAGGTACTGGCACAAGCGCCATGACGGCAGCGGCTGCAATCCCAGTGGCTGATGTGACAGGTGCTGCGCCACTTGCCTCACCTACTTTCACTGGCACGGCGACCTTTGCGACAACAGATGCGCTTGGCCCAGTACGCGGTAACATTACGGCTGTGGCTGCCCTCGACATTGATTGTTCTGCGGGTAACTACTTTACCAAAACCATTGCCGCTAACAGCACTTTCACATTTAGCAACGTGCCATCTACCCGCGCTTTTGCATTTACGCTGGAACTGACGCATACAAGCGGAACTGTGACTTGGCCTACGACTGTGCGTTGGCCTGGAGGCACTGCGCCAACGTTAACGACTAGCCGCGTTCACCTTTTTACATTTGTCACTGATGATGCTGGCACAATTTGGCGCGCTGCATCTCAAGTTAATTACACGGCGTAAGACTATGGATAGCGTATCTCGCGCATTGTTGATAACGGGTGGCATAACAGCAGACCTTGACCCAAATGCCTTCGGCTTTACCAATGCCAGTGGGGTGAATCTGTCCACCCTGACAACATCAAATACTATTACGCCTACCGGATACGACACAATAACAGCTTGGTCTGTGACAAATGGTGGGCAGGGTTCAGTTAGCGGCGGGGCATATGCATCGTCAGGGACTATTTCACCTACGCAAACCTTAACTGTGCGCGGCACATCTTCGGCAAGCTACAGCACTGCGGCTTCATTCCTTGTAAGCATTGGGGCTACCCAATCGACATGGAGTATCACCACTATGGCGCAGCCAACTGAGGCGGCATATACAACGGCAGGGACATACTCGTTCATCGTCCCAGCGGGAGTTACCAGTGCTTCTGTTGTCTCTATTGCTGGCGGCGCTGGTGGTGGAGATACTAGTAGCGGCGGTGGTGGCGGACTTAATTATCGTAACAATATTTCGTTAACTCCAGGCGCGTCAATAACCATAACGGTTGGCAGCGGTGGCGGGGGCGTCGCAGATGGAGCCCCTGGTAACGGAACACAAAGCGTTGCTGGTGTTCCGCTTGAATGCGGAGCTAGTGGTGGTAACGGGACTACGGGCGGAGGTCGCAGCGCACCAAGTGGTGGCGGCGGTAATGGTGGAAACGGAATTTCTAGCTGGTACGGCTCTGGCGGCGGCGGAGCGGGTGGCTATTCGGGTGGCGGCGGACAGGGGGCCCGTGGCTATAATGGATCTAATGGCTCTGGCGGCGGCGGCGGTGGCGGCACGGGCGGTAGGGAGTATGGTAACCAAGTTACTGGCGGTAGATATGATTTTTTAGCTGGCGGCGGAGGCGGTGGCGTGGGTATTCTGGGGCAGGGTACAAACGGTGCTGGCGGCATTTATAGCTTAGGCAGCACTGCAAATCAGAACGGCAAAGGGGGTAGTGGCGGCGGCGCTGGCGACACAGGCGCTTCGTATGGCGGCAATGGAGGCCAGTACGGAGGCGGCGGTGGTTCAGGTAGTTATTATGAAAACTACGGGAATAACCTTGATTATTACGGAAACCTTTATGTCGTAAGTTTTGGGGAATTTCCTGGAGGCACGGGCAGCGGTGGAGCAGTCCGTATAATCTGGCCCGGTAACACGCGCCTTTTCCCATCAACAAATACTGGAGTCATATAATGACAATGTTTATTCAACTAGAAGACGGTAAGCCTATCAACCACCCCGTCATTATGCAAAATTTCCGCGCATTATTTCCGGACACAAGTTTTTCATGGCCGTTCGTGCCAGAAGACATTGAGCCCCTAGGTTTTGGCCTGTACGACTTCAGCAACCAACCCGATCTCGGAACGTTTGAAAAGGCTGTAGAAGTTGCTCCGGTTAAGGACGAGTATGGTATCTGGCGGCAGACTTGGGCCGTACAGAGTATGACAGAAGAAGAAGTCGCAGCGCGTACTGAACAAGAATGGAACAACGTGCGTGGTAAGCGCGGCTTTCTGCTACTTCGGAGCGATTGGACACAGCTTCCTGATGCCCCACTGACTAACACTCAGATGGCAGCATGGGCCTCATATCGCCAAGCGTTGCGTGATATTACAACTCAAAGTGATCCATTCAACATTCTTTGGCCTGTACCACCAGTTGGCGAAAGCATCCCAGTGAGCGTCGCATGACTGAACCACGCAAATTGATCGGCGTCTGCGCCAACATCCACACGCGGATGATGCACTTTGTTAAGGCTGGCGACAAAATCGTCGGCCACAAGCACACGTTCGATCATTTGACGCTTTTGGCGTCAGGTTCGCTGCGTTTAGTGGTAGACGGGAAAGAGTCTGACTTTAAAGCGCCACATCTGATCTGGATCGACAAAGACAAGGTGCATGAGTTGACCGCTCTGGAAGACAACACTGTGGCGGCTTGTATTAACGGAATTAGGGATGGCGAAGGTGTTGCTGATCTGATAGACCCATCAATGATTCCTACTGGAGAAAAAGTGTTGCCTTCCAACACTAAACCTATCGCGCTTCCTAGAGGTTAAGAAATGGCTTTCTTCAACATCAACTGGCCTGTATCACCATGAGCGTTCATTCAATACTAAATCACTTAGGGGATAACGTGAAGCACATCGCTGACGGTTTGGCGGTTGCCGCTGCTTTTGGTACTTTGGTGCAGTTTCTGCCGCCATTGGCATCTCTGTTGACTATATTTTGGATGACGCTACGGATTTACGATTGGTTTGAAGCAAGGCTCTCAGGGGAGCGTTTGCCAAAAGATTAGGCTTAATAATGTCCGTCCAATTTAAAATTGACGAGAACTTGTACCAATATGCTACACCTCGCCAAAGAGAAGTTTTAGAAGCCATAGATCGACTTGGCAGCGCCAGAGCCGCATCTATCGAACTAGGCATAAATATAGGTGGCGCAAGTGATGCCTACATTGCTGTCAAGAAAAAAGCCGCAAGATTCGGTTACGCCCCCGATCATGACTTTACGCGACCAGTGCCAGAAGGCTATGTCGCTAAGGGCGTTTCGACTTATTACAACGCAGAAGGCAAACCAGCAGGGCAGTGGGTAAAGGCATCACTTAGCCACCAGGCTCTGGTAGATGCCATGAAAGAGGCCATTGATGGCTTTAAGGATCAGATAGACCCAGCAAGCGTTATTGCTGCTCCAGCGGCCTCTGAGGAGCATCTGTGCAACCTCTACACTTTCACCGACTACCACCTTGGTATGCTGGCGTGGCATAAAGAAGGCGGCAGCGATTGGAGCATTGCCATCGCTGAGAAAACGATTCTGGCGGCACTGGCCCAGATGATCGATCAAAGCCCAAAGGCTCACACGGCTGTTCTTAACATCCAGGGTGACTTTCTCCACACTGACGGCAAGACACCTGTCACACCAGCATCAAAGCATGTTCTGGATGCCGACAGCCGCTTCCCTAAAATACGGCGCTCCGCGATCCGAATCATCCGCTCATTGGTGGCAATCTCTTTAAGCCGCCATCAAGAGGTGCGCTTGATTATTGCTGAGGGTAACCACGACGAGGAAAGTGCTGGCTGGCTGTCAGACCTGTTTGCTGTGCATTACGAAGAAGAGCCTCGCGTTACTGTCAATGACAGCGTGTTGCCATTCTATGTGCTTGAATGGGGCAGCACCATGCTGGGCATCCACCACGGTCACAAAGTTAAGAACGAGTCCCTACCGCTTCTGTTTGCGGCACAGTTTCCGCAAGAGTGGGGTCGCACTATTCGGCGCGAGATACACTGCGGCCACCGTCACCACAGGGATGAGAAAGAATATAATGGCGTTACGGTGGTGCAGCACCCAACCTTGGCAGCTAGGGATGCCTATGCAGCCCGTGGCGGGTGGATTGCAGATCGTGCAGCCTGGGCTATAACATACCATAAAAAGTACGGAGCCGTAGGGCGCGTAATGATTACAACTGA